GTAAAATGCAAGGCTACTAATTATGAGCCAAAAGATTATTTTAATGCCGTTATTCCAGCTTACAATCCACATCAAAAATGCGATTTCTACTTTTTCACTTATGTAACTTATAATTTTAAGACCTGCTATTTAGCTGGGTATAAAAAAAAGCAAGATTTTTTTAAGGAATCAAGGTTAGCTAAAAAAGGGGAAATTGATGCGGGAAATTGGAAATTTAAAACAGATACTTATGTATTACAAATAGCTGATTTGATTAAATTCAAGCAATAAAAAAGTAAATAAATCAAGTAAAAACCTTATCTTTAAGGAACTCAATAATCTAATAATTTAAACTAAAAAAATATGAGTAAAATGCTAACTGGGTCTATTGACCTTAACAAAATTGACAAGACAAAAATTGTAAGCACAGACAAAAATGGCAATCCGTTTGAGAATGGCGCGAAGTATCTAAACGTAGTGGTATGGATTAACGATGAATTAGATAACTACGGGAATAAGGCATCAATCCAAATAAGCCAGTCTAAAGAAGAGCGAGAGGCTGGCGCAAAGGCAATCTACATAGGAAACTTAAAAGAGCCACAGAGCAGAAATAATGAGCCAACAAGTGCAAGAACTGCTCAAGTTGCTGATGACTTGCCATTTTAAAAAATAAAAACAATTAAAGCCAAAAGGGAAACCGAGTAGGCTTTTTTTTCGATATGGTGTTATGATAACTTTCGAAAATATAATGCGATGATAAAGGAAAAACATTTAATTGAATTAGGATTTAAAAGACAAGACAATACACCCGAAAGCTCGGGCGCACCTAACAATTGGCATTACTATACTTTAGACATTGGAGATTTATGCTTAATAAGTGATGCAAATGATGTGGTAGAACACAATAATTGGGAAGTGTATATCTTTGATTATGATTTATTTAAATTTACCGAATTAGAAAAGTTGAAATTATTTATTGATATGTTAAACTCTGCGGTTAAAAAATAAAACAATGAGAAAGATAATAACAATCCACGAGTGCCCACCTATTCCAGTAAGAGATTACGACTGGTCGGCATCAAGAGAAGATTGGGATGAGGGCGATTGCATCGGATATGGAAGAACAGAGCAAGATGCGATAGATGATTTGATTGAAAAGGAGGGTTTAAGATGAAAGAGATGACTGGAAATTTTTACAAGCTTGATTATGTGCCAAATAAATTGGCTTATGTCTACGAAGTGACTAAAGAAGAAATCAAGTTTCTTGCGTTTTTTAATGACAAAGGCAATGGAGTAAGAGCCATAAAACATAGCATCAATAAGAAGTGGAAACAAAATTTTAAAGAACTTAAAGAATGTTATACCCCTATACCACAAGTAAAGCAAATGATTGAAGAAGCAATGGATAGTCTATGAAAGCATATAATATAAATTACGGAACAAAGGTAATAGTAACTGATAATGAAGTCACAACACCACCTTCGTCAATACCAATAAGTAAAGGTGATGAAATTATAATTCATACATTGGATGGAATGTACTGCAATGGTGTAGATAAAAATGGTAACAAAATATATATCGCTGCTTGGACCGAAGTTGCGACTTGCATATAACGTGAAATAAAAACAATGAAAGCAATAATAGAATTTGAACTACCTGAAGATAGAGATGAATACGAAATGGCTAACAATGCCGGCAAAATGTACATGGCTTTATGGGATATAAAGCAGTTGTTTAGAAGCACACTAAAATACAATCCAACTGGGTTAAATAATGAGCAGCTAGAGCAATGGGAAGCAATGCGAGGTGAGTTTTTTGAGATATTGGATAACAATCATTTGAAGTTAGATTAAGTTGATATGAAACAAATAGACAGATGGCTAATAGGCGTGTATATTATTACTATTTACTTGACCTATGCAGTAAACAAGTTAATAGAGGGCAACTTTTTTAACTGATGTGCATAACTTAAGAAAATAAAGTAATCAATATTTGTTATATTTAAGCCGATTTGATTTGGTTAAGTGAGTAGGTGTTTGAGGTGAGACTTTGCACCTGCTCTTTTTAAGTTTAAGAAATGGCAAATGTTTACTTTAGATGATTTTGAGGAGTGCGCTGAGTTTATTTTAGAATATGGGGTTTATATCGCTTTACTGGTTATGGATTGGCTCGAAAAAGAGGAGAGATACGAGGAGTGCGAAATAATATACTTAACCATACTAATAATGAACTTGTCAAACGACTGGGATCTGCCAAGTAAACTGACCGAAACAACATTTGAAGAATTATGCGCTATGACTAATCAAGATAGAGATGAAGAAGATTACAGAATGGTAGCGTATGAAATAATAAAAAGCATAGAATAAGATGGCAGCACCTAAAGGAAATAAATTTGCACAGAAATGGACTGAGGAAACTGCGTTAAGTAAGATTAATGAGGTGCTAAAATACTGTAAGGATAACCCTAACAACTATCATTTAGGATATGCGCTAATAGAGTGCGATGTTTACCCAGATTGGTGGGCATACATAGCTAATACCTACGAGGATAATGAAGAAGTTTTTCGAACCATAAAAAAGGTAGAGGTATTATTAGAGCAAAGAATAATAAATAGCACCTTGACTGGCGATATTAAAAGCGCAGCTATGGCAATATTCTACCTAAAGAATAAACACGGATATAAAGACAAACAAGAGGTGGATAACACAAACCGAACAGTAGAGCCTACGCAATACGTTATCGTAAATGATAGAAATACTAACACATCAAGCTGAGTTCCTTAAGAGCAACGCAGTACATACTGGTTTAGTTGCTGGTTTCGGTAGTGGCAAAAGCATCGCAGCTACAATCAAGACTATTGAAAAGAAAAAGCAATACCCGAATATATCGGTGGCTTATTATCTACCTACCTACTCTCTAATAAAAGACATCGCATTTCCTAACTTTGAGAAGTACCTGCAGATGATGGGTATTACTTACGACCTTAATAAGTCGGATAAGGAGTTCAACACCGAATATGGTAAAATAATAATGCGCTCAATAGATAGTCCCGAGTACATTATTGGGTATGAGGTAGGTTATAGCTTGATAGACGAAGCAGATATTCCGCCAAAGGACAAAATGCGACAAGTGCTGGTCAATGTAGTAGCAAGGAATAGGAAGAAGCTACCTAATGGAGAACATAATAGTTTAGATTTTGTTAGCACTCCAGAGGGGTTTAGATTTATGTACGACTTTTTCGTTAAAAATAAGGATGAAAACAGAGTGCTGGTTAAGGCGAGAACAAAAGACAACCCTTACCTACCAAGTGCGTATATTGAAACCTTAAAAGGCATCTATTCGGCTACAGAATTAGAGGCTTATCTTAATGGCGAGTTTGTAAACATAACAAGCGGAAACGTTTACTATGCTTTTGACAGAGTAAATAACCATTCGGATAGAGAGGCACAAGAGGGCGATATTTTGCACGTTGGTATGGACTTTAACATTAATCAAATGTGCGCTATTGTAAACGTGATAGACAACGGAGTAGCAACGGCAGTAGCTGAGTATATTAATTACTATAACACTGATGCAGTAGCGAGTAAGATAAAGCAAGACTTTCCTAATAACCGAGTAATAGTGTATCCCGATGCAAGTGGTAAGAATAGAAAAACAAGCGCAGCAGAGACGGATATTAACATCCTCAAAAAGTATAATTTCGGGATTAAGGCATTAACAAGCAATCCATTTGTAAGGGATAGGATTAACACAATGAATAAGGTTTTTGAAAATCAAACAGTTTACATAAACACCTATAAATGTCCTATCTTTACCGAACATTTAGAAACGATAGGATATAAGAACGACGAACCAGACAAAAGCATAAACCACAGTACGGATGCAATGGGTTATTTTGTTTGGTATAATTACGGAAAGGCTAAACCAAAAGTGTACCTATGATAGAGTTAGAGGTGCAGATATTAGAACTAATTGAAAAGTTGAATGACTGCCCTAACTTAAGGGATGAGAATAAGTTGTATAAATTACTTGCAAAGATAGAACATGAACGAATACAGAATAACGGCAAACGGCAAAGAGAAGAAAATAGTTAAGCTGCCGACTGGCAGACACGAGGTTACTCTTGAGCAATGGAATAACGCGTACAAGTATGTAGAGTTAGCCGTAGAGGCAAATAGGCTATTTGAAGAGGGTAAACTTGAAGAAAGCCAAGCAAAGGTAATAGAGTCAATGTGTGGCACTATCGCAGCGTTAGGGGTAGGAATTACCCTCGATGAGTTAATGAGTGTAGATTATAACAAAATCAACAACTTATTTCTCATTCAGTTTGGGTGGTTAAGTGAAGAAAAGCCAAAGCGCAATTTTAAGATAAAAGGGAAAAAGTTTAGTGTGCCTAAATTTGAGCAGGGTACTTGTGGCGACTTTATGGATGTAATGAGTTTACTTGCTATGCACGAAGAATATAACGATGCAGAAAAAGGATTGCTTATTGCTGCGGTTTATATGCGCAATGGTGAATACTACCAAGACCTTGAAGAAATTAACCAGCGCATTGAGTTTTTGAAGAAGTACGGAAGAATGGATTTATTTTACTCTGCTGCTTTTTTTTTGTTGAGTTCGTTGAGCAGTTACAAAATAGACACCCAGCGACATTCGGCAGTAGTAGAGGAACTGGAAAAGCTAACAAGTACCTTAGTCAGTTGGGGTACTATCCTTTATTCGCAAGTGTCGCAGAAGCTGGAGTCTTTTCATACAATGTAGCGTGGTATAAGTTTTGGAAAAAGGATTTAAACAGATTTGACCAAGTGCTGAATACAAGATTAGACGAGGTTATGGCGTTTATTGAATATAAGAGTGCATCGGCTCAATAATTAAAAAATTTGTAATTTAGAATAGTTAAATTTACCGAGATATGAACTTGCTGGAGTTAAGGAATAGAATAAGAGATAAAGCCATAGATAATGGGCTTACTTATACCGAGATAGAAACACTTTTTGATGTCAACTTATTGTTAGAGCAGACTATGCCTTGCCTTATGTGGCGTTATAGTGGTGAGACTAACAACTTTGACGAAGTAGGCACAGAGATGAGCCTAAATGTTTACTTGATAACGACGTTTCCCGATAGCGTAAGGGTAGAAACAGACACCTATCAGCGTGATTACATAGTTACTCAACAAAATGCGCTTAGAACGTACTTTTATGACTGGCTACAAGCTATGCCGTTTGAGAGTGGGGACGATTATTTAGAGATAATTAGTACAGAAGAAATTCCAATAGCTGAAAGGTTAGGGATAAATGAGTTTTTAACTGTTGACTTTAGGGTAAATATTTCAATTAAGCGAGATTTCTGCGTTGACCCAGAACAGATAGCACCAACGCCAAGCCAAGTACAAGTGTATTTTAACGATGTGTTGAGATATACTCAAGCTTGTAACGTAGACTTAGAACTTATCTTAAAGAATCAAGACGGCGATTTAATCAACGATGCCACATTTACTGGTTATGAGATAGTAGTAACGCAGGGCGGTGGTCAAGTGACTATCAATATTAATGGAGTTTTATGGGATGTTATAGATGCTGGAGAAACCGAGAATATTATTGTAAGGCAGCAACATACAAGCACCGAAGTAGGGAGTAAGCAAGGGCAATATTATCGCATAGCAGATAGCGTAGTGACTTTACAAGATGCTTTAGGAGTAACATTAAGCACGACAGATGTACCTGCTGAAGATAGCGTTACAATAGTAGCACCGAATGCAAGGGTAAGTAATAGTGATGATAGCTACGATACTAATGTAGTAAGTGGTGGAGATTTAGAACTGCCCGATATTACAGTATCAAATAGCGATGATTCGTATAGTGTAACCTATCCAAGTGTGCAAAATGTAAGCATTCCAGATGAAGATATTACTTTAAATGGTGCAACATTTCTAACCAAGCCAAGCGTAAAAGACCAAGACATAGAATTGGTAGATACAAGCGATGCACCTATTACTCCCGATAGTGTAGTAGGTAATAAAATAATAGTTGACACATCTGCTGGGTGTTCTTCAAAGGGATTATTACCTTTACAAACTGGACAAACGACAAGCTATGCTACAAACGATGATGGAGATTTGCAGCGTGGAAGATTAGTGAATTATACTACATTGCCCTACAATAATGGATTCGGAACTACTGATAGATTTACTGATATATTAGGTGGTCAAACATTTACAAGTAATATAGTAATAGATTGGTCTACTTGGGATGGTGGCACGGATGTTTTAGGCTTTATTTTAAGCAGTAAAAGCACTTTGAATTTAGGCACTCAAAATTGGGCAACTTGGATGGCTGGTCAGCCTTACACAACTGATGGGTTTGGAGATTGGTATATTACAAATGCAAATGAAATGTTAAGTATTTTTGATTATGGTGGGACACACGGATTAGGCGATTATCCATTCTATCAAGGCTTTACTGGAGATGATTCTTTTTGGACATCAACAACATATCATATGAATACTTTACACGGATTTTACAAAGATAGATATAGAACTAATTTATCAAGTGGTACTAAAGGAACATCAAGAAAAACTATATTTATTCGCCAGTTTACTTGGAATGGCGCATCACTAACATAAAAAAAAAATATGGCAAAGTATAAATTTGAACAATTTAAATTAGAAATAGACAATCCAACTATCTCGGCTAATAAAGATAGCATTCATCTGCAAGTGAATAAAAACACTATAAGCGTGGATGTCACAATGGAAGTTAATGGTGCTAAATTTGGAGTGCATTTAACTGACATTAAGGTTAGCA